TACAAGCAGTCTATGATGCACTGAAGTGTAATCGACGACTTATAGTATCACCGACAGGCTCAGGTAAATCTCTCATGATTTACTCCGTGGTAAGATACTATGTTGAAAGGGGAAAAGATACTTTAATTATTGTTCCAACCACATCTCTTGTAGAACAGATGTACAAGGACTTTGCGGATTATGGTTGGGATGTTGGATCATACTGCCACAAGATCTATGGTGGTAAGGAAAGAGAAACTGATAATCAGGTTATTATCACCACTTGGCAATCCATCTACAAACTCGACAGAAAATACTTTGAACGATTTGAAGTTGTAGTTGGTGATGAAGCACACCTATTTAAATCTAAATCTTTAGTCAGCATCATGACGAAACTTGCTGATGCAAAATATAGATTTGGATTTACGGGAACACTTGATGGAAGTCAAACTCACAAGTGGATTCTGGAGGGTTTGTTTGGCCCATCATATTCAACAATTAAAACAAAAGAGTTGATCAAAGAGAAACACTTATCAGATCTTGATGTAAAAATTATTAGACTACAACATAAACCAAGAATCTTTGATAGTTATCAAGAGGAAATTCGATATCTTTGCGAAAACCCTCAAAGGAATAAATTTATTAAAAATTTAGCCTTGATTCAAAAAGGAAATACTTTGATTCTTTTTACAAGAGTGGAAACTCATGGAGAACCATTATATGAATTGATAAATAATTCGGTAAAAAATAACAGAAAAGTTTTCTTTGTTTATGGTGGAGTAGATACAGAAGATAGAGAAAGAATTCGCAAAATAACCGAAACCGAAGAAAACGCAATCATCGTCGCATCTTATGGAACTTTTTCTACTGGGATTAACATCAGGAATCTTCATAATGTTATCTTTGCCTCTCCCTCCAAGTCAAGAGTCCGAAACCTGCAAAGTATTGGTAGAGTCCTCAGAAAAAGTGAAAAAAAATTGAAGGCCACTCTTTTTGATATTGCGGATGATATCACATTTAACAAAAAAAGAAATTACACTCTCAATCATTTAGTTGAAAGACTAAAAATTTATAAGGAAGAAAATTTTAATTATGAGATTATAAACGTTGCTTTAAATCAATAATGAATTCAGACTTAGAACAAGAATTTTATTGCACATTGAAACTAGTTTCTGGTGAAGAAATTGTTTCTTTAATCATGGTTGATGATAGTGATCAAGAAGATCCTATTATTATTCTACAAGATCCAGTCATTTTAAAATACAATGTCCAAGGAAGTTATACTGAATTAAAAATTGAGCCTTGGATGAAATTATGTAATGATGATATCTTTTTTATAAGATTGTCAAATGTAATCACCATGAGTGAAATTGATGATATTGAATTGATAGAATTATATAAAAACTTCAATGACTCAAAACATGAATATTTGAATGACTATGATGATGAAGATAATGATTCTAAAAATCAAAGAGATGTAACTAAAAATATGGGTTTCCTAGGATCTGTATCAGAAACAAAAAAGAATCTAGAGAAACTTTTTAAAATAGATATTAAAGATAATCATAAAGAGCTATAATTTCTTTTCATCCTGGACAAGCCAGAGTCTACTTGATTTTGGATACCTTGTCAAGCTTTGTTTTGTATGATATAATGTTATCAACAGATAAAATAAAATAATGACTAAAAAGAAACCAGAACATTATGTTAACAATAAAGAGTTCCTTGCGGAGATCAACAAATACAAAAAATTCCTTAAGCAAGCTGAAAAAGAAGGAAAAACAAAGTCAGATTTATTGAGAGAATCAAGAGAGTTTAGGAAAACTCACGAATATCTTGGCACCTGTTTTAAAAAGATTGGTGATCATTTATCCCACAAACCAAATTTTGTCAACTATATGTTCAAAGAAGACATGATTTCGGACGGGCTTGAAAATTGTATTGAATATGTTACAAACTTTGATCCAGAGAAAAGTTCTAATCCATTTGCATATTTTACTCAGATTATCTACTTTGCTTTCTTGAGAAGAATTGGTAAAGAAAAGAAGCAACTTGAGATCAAAAATCGTATTATTGAGAAGTCTGGATTTGCAGAAGTTATGGCTGTTGACGATAGCTTGCTTTCTCGCACCAGTTCAGACTATAATACGATCAAAGAAAACATTCAGACAAAAATGAACCGATGACCCACGAAGAAATGCTGGATGAAGCTCGCCTCCGCGAAGAAGAGAACTACGAATGGATTGATGATTCCTTTCGAGTAGAACAAACTCGTTTTATGTGGAAGAGTGTTCGTAAAGATACTGGAAAAGATTTTCTCTTTGCCTTAACAGAAAAAGAAGTCACTGATATCACACGATGGCATCTCAAGTGTGAACAAGAAGGAACCTTACATTTGTATACAAGAGTTGTTAATAGTGGAGTTGTTGGAGGGAAACTTTGAAAGTCGCAATCATTACCGATCAGCATTTTGGAGCTAGAAAGGGAAACAAGAATCTTCATGACTACTTCAAAAAATTCTACGACGACATCTTCTTCCCAACCCTCGAAAGAGAAGGTATCACAACTGTTGTTGATATGGGAGACACTTTCGACACTCGTAAGGGGATTGATTTTTGGTCTCTTGATTGGGCTAAAAAGAACTACTATGATCGTCTCCAGTCTATGGGTGTCACTGTGCATACAATTGTCGGAAATCATACCGCGTATTACAAGGACACTAATAACATTAACTCTGTTGATCTACTATTGCGAGAGTATGATAACGTTATTGTTTATGGAAGTCCTACCGAAGTTAAATTTGAAAATCTAAAAACATTTTTTATTCCATGGATCAACGATGAAAATCGTCAAGAGACAATTAATCTCATTTCCAGGACCGAAGCAAAAGTGGCTTTTGGACATTTAGAAATGAGAGGGTTTTATGCTAATAAAACCTATATCTGTGAGCATGGTGAAGATAAATCAGATTATAAAAAGTTTGAAAAAGTTTTTTCTGGACATTATCATCATAGAAACTTCCAAGATAATGTTTACTATCTTGGAAATCCATATGAAATTTATTGGCATGATGTTGAAGAAACAAGAGGATTTCATATCTTTGATACCGAAACTCTAGAGCACACTCCAGTTAATAATCCACATCGACTGTTCTATGTTGTTCCATATTCAGACACAGCCCACCAAACATTTAAAACTGATATTTACAAAGACAAAATTGTAAAGGTTATTGTCAACAAGAAGTCAAATGTAAAACAGTTTGATCAATTTATTGATAAATTATACTCTGCTGGTGTGAATGATTTAAAAATTGTTGAAAACTTTGATTTCAATGGATTTTACCAATCCGAAGAATTTGAAACCGAAGAATCTGAAAACACACTTTCGATATTGAATAGATATGTTGATGAATCTGAATGTTCTTTAAACACTTCTAAATTAAAATCAATTCTAGAAAAAGTATACACATCTGCTTGCGAGGTTGAGTAAATGTACATGCTGGTGCATAAATCAGAAACTAAAGAAGGTGCATATGCCGTTTTCAACAAAAAACGGGAAAAAGTTTTATTTCTCTTTGAAGAAGAGGATGATGCCGAAAGATATGTTATGATGTTAGAAACTCAAAACAACTATGATGAGATTGAGGCTGTAGAAATTGATCCAGACCTTGCAATCAAAACATGTATTGTCAAAGGAGTGAACTATGCTATTATTACCAAAAATGATTTTGTTGTCCCCCCAGTAATTTGATATGATTCTTTTTAAAAATATTCGTTGGAAAAAATTATAAATAGTTATAGTTCTTCCAACGCTAATGGATACTAAGATCTGTAAGACCTGTAAAGTTGAAAAATCTGTGAGCGAATATTCTATCGCCCAGAAAGCTGGAACTATGGGAAAAGATGGATACATGAGAAACACTACCATCTACAAAACTTCCTGTAAAGAATGCTACAGCAAAAAATCTTTGAAGAAGTATCACAAACTTTCTCCAGAGGAAAAGCGGGCGAGAGCATCAAAAAACTCTTGTAATAATTATGAATATCGTAAATCGTGGAAACTAAAAACCAAATATGGTTTGACAACCGAAGAGTTTTCTGCTATGGTGGTGGAACAGAACAATAAGTGTAAAATCTGTGGCTATGAGATGTCTCCACCTCAAGTAGATCACGATCACACAACAGGCAAAGTTAGATCTTTACTTTGTCGCGCTTGTAATACTTCTCTTGGACTTCTGCGAGAAGATCCACAAATCCTTCGTAATATGATTTCTTACATTCATGATAATCTTCAAGAAAATTAGGTGGCGCAACTTTCTTTCGACTGGTGATCAGTGGACCGAAATAAATTTTACGGAATCTAATAATACAATTATTATTGGATCAAATGGATCTGGAAAGTCAACACTTCTGGATGCACTAACGTTTGCATTATTTAATAAGCCTTTTCGTAAAATTAATAAACCACAACTTGTCAATACGGTTAATGAAAAGAACTGTTTAGTTGAAGTTGAATTTAAGGTTGGTAACAAAAACTATTTCGTTCGTAGGGGAATGAAACCAAATGTTTTTGATATTGAAGTCAATGGAAATAAACTCCATAAAGAAGCTGATGATAGAGCGAATCAAAGAATTCTAGAAGATAATATTCTCAAACTGAATCACAAATCATTCACTCAGGTTGTAATTCTGGGATCATCGACATTTGTTCCCTTCATGCAACTTTCAAGTAGTAATAGAAGGGAAGTTATTGAAGATCTTCTTGACATTAAGATCTTTTCGGCAATGAATTCCCTTATCAAAGAAAAGATTAAAATTTTTAGAGAAAAAACAAAAATTCTTGAAGTTAAGAAGGAAGGCATCATTGATAAAATCAAGATGCAAGAAGAGTTTATAGAAGAACTAGAAAATCGTGGCAATGCCAACATAAATGCCAAGAAAGAAAACATTGCCAATATTATGAATGAGGTTGGTAATTACACTGAAAAAAATCTGGACCTTCTAGAAGAAACGAATGAATTACAAACAACGATTGTTGGCCTTGAAAGTGCATCAGAAAAACTTCGTAAACTTGGAAACTTAAAAGGAAAAATTTCTCAAAAAGTTACAACCATCACAAAAGAGCACAAGTTTTTTACTGAGCATACGGTTTGCCCAACATGTGAACAGGATATAGAAGAAGAGTTTCGGTTAAATAGAGTTGAAGCTGCTCAATCTAAAGCAAAAGAGTTGCAATCTGGTTATAAAGAACTAGAGCAAGCAATTAAAGAAGAAGAATTACGAGAGCAGCAATTTAAAACAATTAGTAAGGAGATCGTTAATCTCAATCATGAGATTTCTAAAAACAATTCGACTATATCTGGATTCCAGAGACAGGTACAACAACTTGAATCTGAAATTCAAACAATTGCCAATCAACTTGAAAACCGAAATACTGAGCATGACAAGTTAGTCTCCTTTCAAAATCAGTTAGATAAAATTTATGCTGATCTCTCAGATCACAAAGAGTCGTTAAGTTACTATGACTTTGCGTTTTCTCTTCTCAAAGATGGTGGTGTAAAGAGGCAGATTATTAAAAAGTATTTGCCTCTCATCAATCAACAAGTAAACCGCTATTTGAGGATGATGGATTTCTACATCAACTTTAAACTTGATGAGGAATTTAACGAATCTGTTCAATCACCAATTCATGAAAAGTTTTCTTATGAATCTTTTTCTGAGGGTGAGAAAATGAGAATTGATTTGGCTCTTTTGTTTACCTGGAGAGAAATAGCAAGGGCCAAAAATTCAGTAAATACAAATCTTCTCATTATGGATGAAGTATTTGATAGTTCTCTGGATGGTTTTGGTACGGAAGAGTTTTTGAAAATCATTCGATATGTAATTAAAGATGCAAATGTTTTTGTAATTTCACATAAAGATGGTTTATATGATAAGTTTGAAAATGTCATCAAATTTGACAAAGTAAAAGGATTCAGTAGAATAGTCTAAATACTAGTGATAGTGAGGATATATATGCTGTCTACGCAATATCGATTGAGACTCGAATTCATTTGCAAGTGTATTGTGAATGGGGAAGAAGTAAAACTTGAAGATATGATATGGGCAGAGAAATTGTCAAAGGCAAATACATCTGCCCGAGAGATGTTAAAAAAAGCAAGAAGACAATCTGCTGGAGATATTGAAGAAGGTAGTATTGATGATTTTATGAATAGGATGGGGCTAGGAGATCCCGACCCATCCAATTATAAAACGGGATTTGATAGTGCTGATGAAATCGTTGATTGGTTCAGACAAGACAAACCAGATGATTGGCGGCAGAGAGACTGAGGCCAATTTTCAAACTGTCCACTAGGGGGTCGCAAGACCCTCTTTTTTTGTATAATAGGCCCATACGCAACAGACCTATGGCAGTCCAACACGAAATCAAGTCTCAACTTGCAAAACTGCTTGCCACGGAAGACTTGATCGTGGAGCACAAGAATGTTGAAACCGCTTGTTTTAATGTCCATACTCGCGTTCTGACTCTTCCTATGTGGGAGAAAGCGAGTAATGTTGTTTATGATCTTCTTGTGGGTCATGAAGTTGGCCATGCACTGTTCACTCCAGATGAAGACTGGTCAAAAAACCATAAAATTCCTCCTCAGTTTGTCAATGTTGTTGAGGATGCACGTATTGAAAAACTGATGAAACGTAAATATCCTGGATTGTCCAAGACTTTCTTTAGGGGATATAGTGAACTATCTGATAATGATTTCTTTTCTCTTGAAGATGAGGACATCTCCGAATTCAATCTTGCTGATAGGTTGAATCTGTGGTTCAAGATTGGTAATTACGTTGATATTCCCATTGAAAGTGGTGAAGAGATGGATATTGTCAATATGGTTGCCGACTCAGAAACCTTTGCGGATGCACTTTTAGCCGCAGAAGTACTTTACAAATACTGTAAAGAACATCAGGATACTAAGAAAAAAGTTGATAACATCAATAATACCGATGGTCAATCAAATTCGGGTTCTGAACCTCAAGATTTTGTTGAAAATGATTCTGATAATGGTGAAGAGTCTGATGATACTGGTGAGTCCGATGAAAAAGTGAATGATGATGCTGATCTTGATACTCCCAGTTATGAAGGTCAACAATCTGATTCTGAGGAACCAAAAGTTCATACTGAAAGTTCTTTTGAGGAAAACCTCAAAGATCTAATCAACAAAAATTCTTTCGAGAATGTTTATATTGAGCTTCCACAAGTCAATCTCGAAACAGTCGTTGTTGACTATACTGAAATTCACAAATATGCAAATGAGTCATATGCTGAACAGCAGAAAATTTCTGATGATGTGGATAAAACATATTCTCGGGTAAATAAAAATATTTTTGCATCTGCAGACAAAGCGTATATGTCTTATAAAAAGTCTGCTCAAAAAGAGGTAAACTATCTTGTAAAGGAGTTTGAGTGTAAAAAATCTGCTGAATCATATTCCCGTGCAACAGTGTCCAAAACTGGTGTTCTTGACTGTACCAAACTTCATACCTACAAATACA